CAAGAATTTGCATCAGGAAATCCCTCTTCAGCAGCTACCTCAATATCAATTGTCGTTAATTTGATTTTAGTAATATCAAATTTAATTTCTTGTTCTGGATATTTATCGGAAATATATTGGCTGATATATCTATCATTTCCATATATTTTAAAACCCTCAACCCCATCATATTTTTTATAAAATTCTCTACAATCTGATACAAAACCTGGATTAATAGGTTCTACAGATTCACCATCTAATGTTTTATACTTTGATTTTTTTGTTGTTTTAACAAATAATGTTGGAGAATATTCTTCTTTAAACATTACATGTTGACCATTTTCATAACCACGAACGAGAAATTTATTCCCGATCATTTGCACATTGGTATAAAATCTCATTATTTAGTTAAACTTTCGTAGAGGTTTGTAAGTTTAGAATTGGGATCCATAATTGTTAAAATTTTATCAGAGTGGATCATAAAAGTATTTTGATCCGTATATTGAACTAACCAAGGTTCCAAAGTAACACCTGATGTTAGTTTTTCATAATGAACTAAAAATGGTTCGATTAACTTACAATCAGGTTCTCCAATATCAGCACCTACCTCTTCAATCTGAGTCAGAAGAAGCAATCTGTTCTGAAGCATCAATAGTTTCAAGTTTTTGGTTTCCATTGTTTAACACATCCTGTTCATACATTTCTTTAAGTTCGTCATTTGGCTCTACAATTGTAACAACCCAATCTAAGGGGATAGGAACAACTTTATCCTTTGAAAGGGTTGGCCAAGGGTAGAGGGATACACCTACTTTTGTTTCATAATTTTCTTCTGTACTATCCGAAATTTGATATTGCCTATTTTCGATAGCAACTAAGCAGGGATTTTCAAAAATATAACTTATTGGTTTTTCATCTACAATTGCTTCTTTAATATCGGAAACAATTTTTTCTCCAGATTTTAAAATAGATAATTTTACAGTCATGGATTTTACATACCTCTTCTTACTTTATCACGAAAAAAGAGAGGAGTCAACCTGGATTTTGCCAGGTGCTCCTCGCGCCGACGATATTCAAAAATTATTTATCATTCACGCTTTCTTTTAAACTTACAAACTTTCTTTCCAGGAAGCATAGCATAAGATGTTGTTCCTGCCCATCCACACTTTGGTTTAGGTGGTTTTGCATCAGAACCGAAGTCACCTTTCATTTCTCTTATGATAAACATAAATTCTTGGAAAGTTTTCATTGTTGCAATTTTTTTAATTATTTAGAGATAGTCTTTTCTCTTGTGATGATCTGGAACGATTCTACCAAGAGTAATACTCAAAAGCCCATCCTCAAAATCAACTGATCGTACTTCCGTATCATCAGAGAGTGTCCACGCTCTCTTAAAACTCCGTTGAGCCAAACCCTTGTGGATATAGTTGGACTCCGTTTCTTTATCTTCTTTTTGACCTTCGACAAAAAGTTTGCCGTCTTGTGTATAGACATAAACTTCCTTCTTCTTAAATCCAGCAAGAGCAAGTTCTAATCTTGACTCTACATTATTTACCTGAACTAGATTGTAAGGTGGGTAGTTTGTTGTAGTTTCGTGAAGATGGAATAAACGATCAAAATATTCATCAAGTCCAATGCTATTACGTGCAATCTTCTCCATTAAAGTAGGGAGATCCGCAGCAGTATACCTTGTGAGGTTCGTCATTATGGTAGCTCCTTTAAAAGCGAGTTTATGTTTTGTGGACCCTTTCGGCATCCAATACTATTTAATCACAAAACAAAAAGAGAAGCAAGGTAAAAACCGTACTTCTCTTTAGGGTGTTCCGACTTTTGTAGAGACCGCACGAAAAGAGTCTCAACTATATTTAGCAGGATCAAGATCTGACAAGTGCCTCATTCTATGACAGTTAGCACAGAGAATAATACATTTTGATAGTTCTTCATCAATCCTTTGTTTACCCCAGGTTTTCATCTGACGCAAACCAAAGTTTGGGTCTTTATCCCTTCCATCTAAATGATGGTATTCCATTACTGGACCAGGATAAGAACATCCACAATCGGCACAAGGGCAATTTTCCTTTTTACCTTTAATATAATCGATATTCTTTTTTCTACGGACTTTAATATCTTCTCGCATATGAGACCCCAAGTGAGTCTCAATTATTTATTATCTTAAAAATAATTAATGTTAAGATTTACTCGTATACTGTTATCAGAACATGTACTTGAAGTGTGCCAGAGATGTGAGTCAAAAATTACAATTCTATTTTCTTTCGATTCTACAATTTGATTTGAATCTCTAAATCTAGTATAACCATTGGAACTATTCAGATATAAAATTGCACTCTTGCTACTACAAAAGTCATTATCTTGATGATATCCATGTTCGACTGTTGAATTTGTCCTGGGATATAAATTTAGTTTTGCCCTAATCAAAGATTTAATATCTAGAATATCAAATAACTGCTCAAAGACATGAAAATAATTACTTTTAGATCTTCTGTTGATGTAAAGAAGATGGCAGAAAAATGTATTATCTTTATCTTCGCATAGTTGAAGAGGTGGTTCTAAAACCGTATCACAATACCAAGGAAAATTATTATTAAATATTTCTTGTTGTATATAATTAAAATATTCTATTGTTAAAAAATTATCAATAATTTTTATAGAATCATTCACTATCTTTTGCTTTTCCTTTTTTACCAATATTATACTTTTGCTCTAAAACCCAATCATTCTTTTCTTTATAGGCAAGGACTTTAATTTGATTGAGTGGTGCAATATCTGTTACAGCACTTTCTTTAACTATAGTTACAAGACCCCAATCAAGCAGCAATCGAATAATTCTATTACGACGCTGAACATCATTCACAGTCAGGTTTGCATGTTTACCGTCCAGGGCAAACAGTTCCTTAAAGTGAACAATATAATACTTACCCTGCTTGTGCAGAATATGACATGATTGATAGAGTTTTTTCTCCTTTCTCGATGCTACTCCGATGCGAGTCAAAGTTTCACGAACTTTCAAAAAATCATCAGGTTCATTAAGAATCACTTCAATCATTTGGTCTTGTGACCAATGAACTTCTGGTTCTACCGTGGTAGTCATTTGCTTCCTCCAATTTCAAGTTTCAATTTAATAAAGTTAATTTGTTCCTTTGATAAGATTTTCAGTGCTTGATATGCTTTTTCATTACTATAACCATAGTAATTTTTAATGCATTCTAAATCTTCTACTTTATCTTTACGGAGCCAAGGAGAGAATCTCTTCTTTTTCCTGATACTATTTATAAAAAAGTCATATTGCATCTTTTTTGGAAGAAAATTATAACGATTCATTTCGTTCGCAAACATAATGCAATCAATGTGCCCTGATAGACAACGATTGATAATATAAGGAGAATACTCTTTTTCTAGAGAGGAGTCTTCTTCAATCAGGTTCTGTTTCGTCTGATTGATAGAATTTAGCCAGTCCTTCAATTCCATAATTAGATAATAGCAATTCTTTACGTTGTTTTTGATCTCGCATATATTCACCAACGGAGCGCATTGTATAAGTCAGATCAAACTCAGCAGCGTTCCAGTTTTTAAAACGATCTTTTACAAGTTGATCCGTGTTATAACTTACCAACATATCCATATTATTGGAATTACAATCAGCAGCAAACTTATCGTGATCAAATCCTTTATGCATTGATCCTTTGTTTCCATAGAGATTATCCTTAATATCATAAGGAGGATCGAGATACATAAAAGCGCCTTTATTTCCATCCATCAAATAATCATATGAATAATTGCTTATACGCCAATGTTCGATTATCTTAGAATACTCAGGCAACTTTTCGATGCCCCGCATACTGAAGTTGGCGTTGGAAGCCTGTTCTGAAAATGATGAGCCCTCCGTAAGACCACTAAAACTGCACTTATTGACAACATAGAAAGCCACAGCACGATCAAGATTCGACAGAAGTGGTTCATTGAGAAAAACCTTTGAGTGATAGAATAGTACTCTTGCTTTATCTGGAGTATTATTTTTTGACTTTGTTTCTACTAGTTTATCTTTAAGATCAGGACCAAACATCTGGAGTTGTTGCCAGAAGTTCACAAGAGGTTCATATAAATCATTCACCCAAATATCTAGGCTAGGATATTTCTTGGTGATATGAATCGCAACACTTCCACCACCAAGAAAAGGTTCACGAAACTCATCATAGTTTCTGAGATCTGGGAAGTAAGGATCCATCTTAGGACAAGCGCGAGACTTTCCTCCAGGATATCTAAGGGGTGTCTTGAGAGATTTCATAATCTTTTGGGTGATATTTTAAGTATTCTCTAAAAGTTAATTTCATTTCTTTTTGCGTCATACCACAATGCTTTGCAGCCGCAGGAAGAGTCATTTTAGCACGAAAGAGACCTTCATTTGCCTCTTTCACATTTTCTGGAGTTGTTTTTACAGGAATCTCTTTAAGAGATTTATAATCAATTTTGAGCAGAACCATTTGAACAAGTAACAGAGATTGCAACATTTTTTACAGATTCAGACATTTGCCTAAATCCTGTACCGACATAAATTTGACCGCTTACTACGGCAATTGCACAAACACCCCAAAAGATATAATACCACTTTGATTTTACTTGATGTCTAATCATTTGAACTCACACTCCACCATCAACTCAGTCAACGCAGCCAGGGTATTAATTTCTTGGTCTGCAACGAATCCACCTTGATACAGATACTTAGCGATAACAAGAACAGCAGCGGGGATGCTGGAAGGAGTGAGGGATTCGTAGCAAGCATCATAGACACGACGCAAAACAAGATGAGCATCGTTATCAAGGTTGGAGACAACCCACTTACGAACTTCAGTAAAGTTTTTATCCTTGAGATTCTTGACCAGTTCATTGACGGAAATATCTGAAAATGCTGCTAAAATTCCAGAATCAATTTTTCCACCTACAGAATACTTCTGACACTCGTTAAGGACTCGTCGCCAATCTGGGAAGTGTTTGTTAATGAGTTCTGCAATAACTTTGAGATCATACTCGACACTTTCAGTATCCAAGATACTTTGGAGACGACTGAGGAAAGACACCGCTAACTGAGCCTTTTCTTTTCCCTTAATCCCAAAGTCAATAACTGCACATCGGGAGTGAAGAGGTTCGATTATTTTGTTTTTATAATTACAGGTGAAGATGAAACGGCAGTTACCAGCAAACTCCTCAATAAACGCCCGTAGTAAGAGTTGTACGTCGTTTCCTGTGTTATCTGCTTCGTCAATGATGACGACTTTGTGTTTAGCATCTGACGAAAGCGAAACGGTCGAAGCGAAGTTCTTCGCATTGTTTCGAACAGTATCGAGGAACCTACCTTCATCAGATCCATTAATTACATAAACATCTACTCCCATCTCATTGCAAAGTGCTTTTGCTACAGTGGTCTTTCCAACACCAGGAGGACCAGCAAGAAGCATATTTGGAATTTCACCTCTATTTAGAAAATCTTGAAAGGTTCTTTTAATACTTTCAGGGAGAATACAATCTTCAATTGTCTTGGGTCGATACTTTTCAACCCAGATAAAATCACTATTCATAATAAAAAAAAATTTCAGTTAAAATTAGAATTCAGCAATATTCTATTCGAATGTTGTGTTGGAGAATTTCCAGTATGAAAATAATCACCATCAAAAATAACTAATCTATTTTTTCTTGGAGAAACTGTCTCTTTGATGGTAAGTTTTTTTATATCTTCTCCAGTAACTACTGTACTTTTATAATCAGATTTTTCATTATATATTATTGTATCCCCATCAGAATCAATAAAATAATAGATAGCCGTAATATGTGGTTGAGCAAGATCTACATGAATAAGATGTCTTTTATTTTGCAGTAGATATGTAGTCATATCAAGTCTAGATCTTAAAATATTTTCACAATTTACAAAATCTTTTATCTGACATAATAGTGGAAATAAGGATTGGGACAAATTAGTATTTGTTAATCCTCCACGAGAATTATCCCATATCCAAAAATTAAACCCATAATCACTAATATCTCCAGTCACATCGGATGCAATATTTTTTTGAAAATACCATTCTTGATATGGAGAATCTACTATTGAAGATAGATGGTCAGAATATGATTTCGATAAAAAATTATCAATAACCTTTAACATAATTAACTAGACCCAATCAGGTTTTCTTTCTGGCATACGAAGATAATTAGATGCAACCCAAGGTTTGGATGCGATATACATCTTGTAAGCAGTAAAAGTGTCAATGCTTGTGTTAAGTTTATACTCATCAGGCATAGCACGGGCAAAAGGAGTTACTTCAGTAATTTTCCCTTTAGGAAAAAGATAATAAGCACCTAAAAGAGTATTATAGCACGAATGGATCTTTCCATAACGAACAGAATACTCATCACAAAGATTCATACCATGTTTGATCAACCAATATGCATTGTGGATACTATCCAATGCCCATTTGGTACAGGGATGATTACGAAACGCTCCTTTTTCCGTCTTGTATGGAGTGTTATCAGACTTATAAAGATTGCCGTAATTGTGACCCCATTTAGCAGAGGCGACAATAGAAAGCATCTGACAACACTCCAGAGGCATTTTGACGATATGCTTATCGGGAAGACAGATAGCACTTTCAGCGGGCCAAGGAGAAGTTACGAAGATATTCATCCAAAGGTAGAGTCGGGTTCCAGAGCAATATAATAGGTTACATCATACCCAGTATTTTTGAATCGTGATAAAAGTTTAGAAGAAATCACAACTTCATAAGATCCAGGAATAATCTTAATATTTTCTACTTTAAAGTTAAAAGTGAAAACTTCATCAGTTTCACCAACAACAACGGAAAAATCATTAGAAGTATCATTTTTCTTGTCTCTAACAACAAGTTTTACAACACCAGCTTCACCAACCACAGATAGGTCAGGTAATTGATAAACAGCTGCTGCCTTAAGCAATTTATCAAGTTCTTTAGTATCAAGAATAAAGCAAACATCTTCGCTAGGAAGAAGAATTGATTTATCTGGAGGAGTAACAATTACATTTGGATCCGCAAAGAAATACTTTGAACGTGACTTTCCTTCTCGGATTACAACGTAACTATCATTTTGAAAATCCAGTTCTGCATTTTGGTGCAAATTCAAACCATTCAGAAACTGGTTTAAATCATAAATTCCAAAGTCTTTGGGAAATTCTTCTTCAACTGTTGCTTCAGCTAAAATATTTTTCATAACCGAAATAGTACGAAGAGACGTACCTTGCTTAAAAAGAATAGACTGATTAATACCAGCAAAATTCTTAAGGACGGAAAGAGTTTTATCAGAAAGTTTCATAATTTTGGGTTTTATTTTCATGTTCAGCGAAATTCTGTAAGACCATTATCCTTTCGAGAATAATGACCATCAAAGTGAAGCAGAAGCATAGCATAATGAATGACTTTGAGGAGGTCACGTTTATTGCGTCCATCTTTATCACCATAGCGACTACCATACTTCAGGATATTTGCCTGACAGAAATGCGTCGCAAGATCTTTTGCAGCCATAAGATCAATCGTTTGCGTATCTTTGTATGCCTGATTGTGACCGCAGTAGTGACTACCATAAGTGCTGGTCACATAATCTTGCACATCTTTTAGAATTCTATCTTCGTTATATTTCCAAAGATGATTAGTTGTTTCACTCATAGTCACGGGAGTTTTTGTAAGATTAAGCATTCCAGTCTCTTCATTTTGAGACATTGTAAATTGGTATTCAGAATAAGGATACTCGTCCATAATAAAAGGGAAGGTCATAGTTTTACCTTCCGATATTCTATCAAAACGAGTCGTCTTTCGTCAAGTCAAGAAGACCAGTTTGCTGAATATTATCGCTAGGCATCTGAAAATCTGCATCCACTTTATCATAGAGTTCAAGGAACGATTGCTTGGTTTCATCATCAAAACGATTCACACACACTTGGATTGCTTTTGCCTTGTCTTGGAAGATGCTGTAGGCACGGATGATGTGAACCAGACGGCGGGTGCTGATGATTTCCTCAATACCACCATCATAGAAGGTCTTACGGATGATATCAGCCCAGTCCACAAGGCGCTTACAGAAGTCACGGTCTTCCACGCCAAGATCCAGAGCAATGCCTTCCAGGATCTTCTGTTCGGTTGCAGGAGCAGGATAGGACTGCTCAAAGGTCACAGGGAAACGCTCAAGGAATGCTTCATTGAGCACGTTGGTGCCGATGAAGCGACCGTCATCAGAACCCTTACCCTTGGTGTTTGCAGTAGCAATCACATTGAAACCAGCGGCGGGTTTCACGAACCGACCAATCTTCTTCAGGAAGACACCCTTACCTTCCAGAACAGATTGGAGACACAGGATCTTGTTAGAAGCAAGGTCAATCTCATCCAGAAGCAGGATAGCACCACGCTCTAGAGCCTCAATCACAGGACCATTATGCCAGACAGTTTCGCCATTTAGAAGACGAAAACCACCAATCAAATCATCTTCATCAGTTTCAATAGTAATATTGACGCGAATCAATTCACGCTTAAGTTGGGCACACACTTGCTCAACAGAGAACGTTTTACCGTTACCCGAAAGACCCGTAACAAACGTCGGATAAAACAGACGGGACTGGATAATTTTTTTAATATCGTTAAAGTTACCAAACTTGACGAAGGTATCATCTTTTTCGGGAATAAGGTTTTGTTCCAAAGCAGGGAGAGCAGGAGGAGCTTGATATGCTTGCTCCATTTTACCAACAACAGAAGGAGTCACTTCCAGGTTCCAACGACCACGACCAGTTTTATAGTTTTCCAGCCGACGGGTCACAGTCTGGTAATTAAGTCCACGAGAAGCACAAAAACCTTTAAGATCACCAGAAGTGATTTCAGAACCATAAAGTTCTTTAATAGACTCAATCAATTGGGTGTCGTTCACAGAAGACTTGCGAGACATAATGTAGTTAGGTGTTTTGTTTAACTGAAGTTATTATAACAGCAAAAAGGGGGTCACTGGACCCCAAGTGGTCAGTTTTTCAACTGTCCTCTCAATTTTTCCAAATACTCAAAAGTTACAAGCTTCCCAGTATATCCTGGATAATATTTTTTTACCAATGCAGGAATACCCATAGCAGTAATTGAACTGCTACATTTTAGATAAACAATCTTGTTATCGTGATCTACAACTGTGGGCATTCCCCATAATTGATTTTCGTCCCTTCTTTTTTTAGACATAATTCAAGCAACGAGTTCCACAAATTCACCCAGAATCTTCTTATTCATTTTTTTGGATTTCAGACTCTTCACAAAAGCAGATTTGATTTGAGTTTTGGTTGCATCTTCTGCAACTTCAAACTCAGTATTTTGTGCGAGAGCATTTGCCGACAGACCAAAATAAGCTTGATACCCAGATCCTTTGATGGTAAATGCCTTTTCTTTGCGCCAAGAATTCATTACTTTATCATGCTCGGGACCATAATATCCACAGTAACGACGAATAAAATTACCAGCATCACGAGATTCAAGAACACGAATACCAATAAAGTTTATATCAGTAAAATTGTTCCTCAAATTCTGAAGAAGAATATCAGTAAATTTCCACCAGTCACCATCACAAGAATAGGTGTGACCAGTCTTACGATCACGAAGAAAAGCATTATGTCCAATATGAGCGATGCCTAGAAAAGGACCTTCCTCCCAGTGACGCTTCACTTCACGATGATACTTGATCATACAAGCCTCACCATCAGTCAAAACTACACATTGAACTTTTTGAAGTTTGTTTTCTTTCTGGAACTTGGGAAGAATCTGATGAAGAGAAATCAATGCCTCATTCAGAGGGGTTCCTGAAAGAGAAAGGCCAGTAGGAATGGTATAACGAGAATAGCAGTTACGATTGATACCATAAGCAAGGCGGAAGATATTTTTCATCTGTTCTTCCAGAGTCTTACCATTCACTTTACTAGTCAACAGATTCATCATAGAGAACCACTCACTAACGTGAACCAAACCATCTTTCTTTTCGTAAGAAAGCTGACGAATATTTGCCTTACCATTTTTATCATATTTCACTAAAGGATAGTCAGTGGTGAAGGCATAAACCTCAAACGGAATTGCAACTTTCTTACAGAACCAAATCAGGTTAAAGAGTTGTTTGACGGTATCAATCATCACATCACACATTGAACCAGACCAATCCAAGACAAACACCAGACCGTGATTCTTACCATCGGCAAGAGTGGTAACTTTCTTGAACAGATCTTCGTTGTATTTGTAAGTATGAAGTTTAGAGCAGTCCAGAACACCAGTGCGAGCAGTAGAAGCACGGGCATAGGAATCTGCTGCCTTACGGCACTCAAACTCTTTCACCAGATAGTTGACTTCTTTCTGGGCAGAACGTTTGAATTCCACAAACTGACGGTCAACTTCGCTAAAGGTATCAACATAGGAATAACCAAGTTTTTCAAGATAATTATCCCATTCTTCTTTACAACGAGCGTGAATCTCTGGGTTAGGAACAATCACTTTATCCAGTTCAAGTTTAGGAAGTTCCAGATAAACGTTCTCATAGATATCATTACCCACAAGATCCTTGAGTGCTTCTTCCAGAGACTCCATCGTTTTCACTTCGGGTTCTTCGTTCTTCTCACCGCCCTCATTAGTAGGTTGCTGTTGCTGCTGAGAAGTTTCAGAAGAAGAAGCACCATCAGAGCCTTCAGACTCAGGTTGGTTGTTCTCACCTTCCTGCTGGTCACTGAAATCAGAAGCAGGTTGATCATTAGCACCGCTCTGCTGCGATTCAAGATTGTCCAGAGAAATCTTGGTTTCTTCGTTTTGCTTACGCTTACAATACTTATAAAGTTCCTCTGCGGCAATCAGAACATCAGCAAAGGTTTCGGTCTCTGCAATCAGATTGATAATATCAGTCTCTTCACCACGTTCAATCGGCACCTGAGTATAGTTACCAATCTTGAACCACAGGTTTGCTCGGTCAGCAAGATTATAAGTTTCCAGATTGTCTTCTTTGACCTGAAAGAAATCATCGTCGGCAAGTTCCTTATATCCGTTGAAGAAAGTCTTTGCCAGACCAGGATAACGACGCTTCATCAGTTTCTCAATGCGAGCATCTTCCACCACGTTCACAAACTGCGGAGGAATCTTATATTCTTTCAACCAATCCTCATCAGGCGTATAGAGAGCGTGACCCACTTCATGACCCACCAGAAGGTCATAGACGGTGTTGCTTGCCTTCTCCCACATCGGCAGGGTCAGCACACGGGTATGAACGTTGAAGCAGGCAGTCTCCACTTTCTTGTGCTCAACCACAAGGTCTTCGGTAGCAAGCAGCTTAGCGAGTTGAGACTTGATTTCGTGAGAAACGGACATTGGTTTAAATCGTATAAGAGTATAATACAAAAGAACCTCCCTTTTTGGGGGAGGTCATGTGCCGCTTTTTAAAGTGGCTCAAACGTGCCTTTGCCTGGCGAAGTGCTTGCGGTTTCAATTTCCGCTTCTGTTCTTTTTTAGAGTGGTGTTGCCAGTTGGGAGTGTTCATTGGTTTTACCTTTATGGGGACATCATACGAGAAAAACCCTTTACTTTCTCAAACCTTATGACACTTTCAAATCTGTCATGCAAGTCTGTCTTATGTGAGATTACAAAGATATTAGCATCTTTAATGACGTAACGAATAATTTTGAGAAACTCATCAGTTCCGAATCCATCAAGTGAGCTATCAAAAACTTCATCCATAATCAATAAATTAGTATTGACTGAATTTTTAAATCTAGCAACTTCTCTCCAAGTAAAAAGAAGAGCTAAATCAATTCTCATTTTTTCACCTTCGCTAAAAGAAGCATATGAAAAATCTTCATGGATTGGTGATTGGACGGTTTCATTAAACTCCTCATCAAGAGTAAAATTAACATAAAAATCCATCATTTGAAGATAGCGATTCACCTGTTGATTAATTAAAGGCAAATACTTCTTGATGATTTTAGTTTTAACTCCACCGTCTTTTAGTAAACTATACGTAAAATCGTAATAGTTGGTTAGATTTTTCTTTTCCGATACTTCGGAATAAGTAGTATTTAAATTTTCTTTGAAGGACTCTAACTTCTCATGTTCAGTATTTCTGTTTTCAAGTTGTTCGGTAATAGTTTGAATTTCAGATTCAAGATCTCGGATTTGTCTTTGGTTGTATGATATCCGAGTATTGTTTTGAGAAATCTCATGGTTGAGTTTAGTAATCTCCTTCGATAGAACTATAAATTGACGCTCTCTCTCCTGTTCAAACTTTATAGTCTCCTCAAGTTCTTGAAAACCTTTCTGGAGATCCTTAGCTTTATTTTGAGCATCTTCAATTCTATTTAATCGAAATTCTTCTTCAATAGTCTGAGTACAGGTAGGGCATACCGTATTTTCGGTAAAGAACTTATGTTCTTTGGTAATAGCAGATACTTTCTGAGAGATTTTACCCTTAAGATTGTTAAGCTTTACTAACTTATCCCCAGCACCAAAGACTTCCTCTTGTTCATTAGTAAAGGAAAAAATTTGTTCTTCTGTTTTAGCATTTTCCTTTAAGTAAACGCCAATTTCCACGTCTAAGTTGGTGATCTTTTCTTTATTGGCATTAATATTGGCGTTACCGCGATTCTCAAGTTCTTCAATAAAGTTTTTTTGCATCTCTACTTTTTCAATGAGAGATTCTTTTTTAAGTTCTAATGTACGAATTTCATCTCTTATCTGACGTATCTTTTCCTTTATAACAATATTCATAGAGGAAAAGATTTTAATATCCAAAAGATCTTCAATCACTTCTCTGCGATGTGCTGCAGAAAGTTGCATAAAAGGAACAAAAGTACTAGAACCCAAAATTACAATTTGAGTAAAAGACTTGTAGTTCATTTTTAATACACTTTGCTCCAACCATTTTTGTTGATCAGATGAAGCAGATGATTGATCCAATAAAGATCCATTGCGATATATCTCAAAAATATTTGGCTTAATGCCTCTTACAACTTTCCAAGAAACATTACCTATAGAAAATTCAATTTCTACTACACAATCCTTTTCATTAGTAGAGTTGATTAATTGGGGTTTATTAATTTTTCTAAATGGTTTGCCGAATAAAACAAAAGTTAACGCATCAAGCATCGTGCTTTTTCCTGCGCCATTCGCACCTATTACAATAGTTGTAGAATTTTTTTTAAAATCAATTTCAGTGAATTGGTTTCCTGTAGAGAGAAAATTCTTCCAACGAATACGTTCAAATATAGTCATACTCTTTAGGTGGAATTACAATATCATTCTTAGTTATTACAGTATAGCAACAATCATGCATTTCGCAAGTTTTTAAAATTAAATCATCATCAACTTCTATTACATGCATCTCTGGATATCCATCATCTTCTAACATCATTGCAAATCTAGTAGCGTCATCCTCCTCTTGAAAAAGATACAGAATTCTTTCCCCATCTGGGTTTGTTGCTGCATATGCACCATCATCTTCTTTTCCAAGAACTGTAAGGATGTACATTTATACTAACTCACACGCCTCCTGATAAATTTCTTGAAGCATTTTTTGAATAATTGATTTATCCAAATCTACTTCTGCTTCTTCTATGTATCTGTTTAGAATGGTTATTGTATCTTCAGACTCAAATGCTTCAAATTCTTCGTTTTCCTGAGATTGAAAATTTTCAACAATTTTCAATTCGGCAAGATTTGAAGCATAAAGCTTATCAACAAATTTTTCAAATTTTTTAATATTAGATTTTTTTCTTACAATTAACTTTACAATTTTATTTTCATATTCTCTAGTATCAAAAGTTTGATAATTTGTGTCTTCGTAATATATCTGAGAAAAAATTTTAAAAGAATTATTAATTGGATTATGCTTCAATGTGTTGGTATCAAAAATATGAAACCCACGAGTATCATTTACATCATTCCAATAAATTTCATATGGATTTCCTAAGTAAAAAATTCTACCATTATCATTTCTTGTATGATAATGCCCAGAAAAAACTCTTTCAAATCTATCAAAAATTTCAGAATTCATACCATGATCCATTACATGACCACGATAAGCAGAAAATCCATTTAATTCCAAATGCCCCATCACAACCGAAGCTTTTGTATTATTAATCATTTTCAATGTTTCTTTTTCGTTCTCTTGATTAATCCAAGGAACAAAAAGAATATTTAACTTATCAAGTTTAATTTCTGTTGGTTTTGAATAAACCGTTACATTATTGTACTCACGAAGCAACAAATCCACAGCATTTACTTCGTTTGTATTTTTATAGTAAGCAGTATGATTCCCTACGATGGTATGAACATGAACTCCCATCTGATGGAGTCTATCGTAGTAATTATCTTTTGCCCAGGCAAGAGCAGAAAAGTCAATACCTTTACGACTATCAAAAGTATCACCCATATCAATAACTGCGGTGATACCTTCCTTTTCTAGGGTGGGAAAGAAGATGTTATTATAGAACTTTAGAAAATAATCATGAAAGAGTTTTGAGTTCTTTCTCGCTCCAAAGTGCTGATCAGTAATAATAGCGACTTTCATTCAGTACCGAAGTTTGGAGTGTACAGCATCTTTGATGCTATTATAATCCGAATAATTGCTTCCGTCAACAGTGTTATTATCATCAAACACCTGATCATACCCAGATCTTTCAAGAATCTTATTTTTAATCTCAAGTTGTTTTTTCTCTTTTTGAATCCTTCTCAGAAATGCGTAGTGAATAATCTGAGTAAAATATGCAAAAGGATTCTGAGATTTTTCTGGATTAAAGTTGTGAATATACTGAACACAATTTTCAATACCATCGCAAATCATATCATCCTTGAACATGTAGTTCACAAAGTTTGGCTTAAAGGATAAGTGAGTTGCAATCTTGAGAAAACATTCTCCAAGATAATTAGTAATTCTTGGTTTTGGTTTTCCTTGAATTTGTGCAATTTCAATATCTTCACGATACTTAATCAGTGCTGCAAGAAACTCTTTGTTGTTGACGTAATGCTCTGACCTCTTTCTCTTGGTCATAACTGCTGTGGTTATCATTAAATTTTCTAATTATTATGTATAAATTTTACCACATTAGATAAGTACTTGACAAGTAAGAAAAATATGATTAGAATTGCTTTGTTAAGTTTGAAGATAAAGCTCTAGCTATTCTTATAGAGTTTTTCTAGTATCTCTTTAGCATCATTGACGTTTGATATATATCCCATTTCTTTACTTAATTTAAATTGTTTAGTATTGTCTCTCTGAGAAAATCTAACGAAATTTTGATAGATCATAATCATTTCAACATCAGAAGATTCACTCATTGTAATAACATCTTCTATATTAAGAATGAACATATCTTCTGTGGTAGTTTTTAACCAAGACTCTACCTTATATCCAACTGTTTGGTTTTTATTTTTAATTTGACTTACAATAACAGGATTTGAAACTAGCAATAGAATCCTATCGTCTTCTTCCATTGCAGCAATTTTAGCAAAGATTTCTTCACCTGATTTAAGTTTTAATGTTGCATAAAAATCTTCTTCTATCATTTTTTTACTTGAATTGTTATTATTTCATAATTGAAATTCTCTTCATTGTAGATTTTAATTCTTTCAATGAGATGATTTAAAGTATAATTTTTTCTAGAATTATATGTACAATCATCAGCAATATCATAAAGTGTTGCTTTTACTTTGTCTTTTCCTTTTCTAAGAACTCGTCCAATGCTTTGAAGATTTCTGATTCTGGATTTGCTAGGTGAGGCGAAGATAACATTATGGAGATTTTTAATATTGATACCAGTAGAAAAGGTTCCATATGACGCAACAATAATTGCGTTAGTTTCTCTTTCTGTAATTTCTCTAACTAATTCTCTTTCTTCAGCATCAACACCACCATGAATAAAGAATACTTTTCTATCACCTCGCTTTTTACTATTTATCTTTTCATATAAAATAGCTCCGTGTGCCTCCACTCTACTAAAAAGCACAAGAGTATTGCCGTTTAAATCTAATGAAAGATTTCTAATAAAACTATTTCTTTGATCATGAGAGATTAGATATTTAATTTCATCTTCATAGGTTTCAAATTTTTGTGGTTGGTGTTTAAGAACAATACATTGAATATCAAGTTGAGAAAGATGACCTTGCTTCATCAGTTCATCAGTTCTAGTCACTTTATATGATGGACCAAATAATCCCTCTAAAACCCATTTATGAGTTTGTGTACCATCAAGTGTTCCAGTAAATCCAAATCTATATTTTGCATGATGAAGTTTAGTCATAATTTCTACAAGAGATTTACTCTTGAATAAATGAGCTTCATCTCCTATAATGACGCTATAATCTTCAAAGAATGAACGATCCAATTTATAAACAGATTGCCAAGTAGTGATTGTAACGGGATGTTCATTTGTTTTTTCTTTTCCAGAATATATTCGATGGCAATATGACTCAGCATCCCAACCATAATCCTGGAAGTCCTTATACATCTGCTCTACCAAAGATGTCGTTGGAACAACTAAAAGTATTTTTTCGTTCTTATCTACATAGTATCTTACTAACGAATAAATCATCAGAGATTTGCCTGATGCAGTGGGACTTATCAGTAGCTTTCGATTATGTCTTAATGCATCGTATACTCCCTCTACTTGATAGTGACGAGGAGTGTGGGAGCAGATAGACTGCATGTAATCTTTTACACCTTCTAAAGATATTCCATCATTAACTTCAAAAGGTTGACCGTAAAATTTATTATATTCAAATTTATAAGAATATCCATACTGTTCGCAAAAACTTACAAGTTTATCTAAGAGTCCAACATAAATTTGTTTGGATCTCATATCAAACAAGTGTATTTCTCCATTCCAGTTTCTTCTACGATACTGGGGCATAAACTTCATATTCGGAACTTCGAACTTAAAATGGTCTCTCAGTTCGTACTCAATATGAGGTTCTGTTTTTATTTTTAAAAAAACTTCGTTTGATTTAGATATAACCAGATTTGCTGTATCAACCATATCCTGCTTGGAATTTTATAAATTCAATTGCATTCTTAATTTGGTAAGTTCTATTTTGAATCACCTTAAGAATACTCTCAATATAATTTAGGAGAGTTTCGTAGTACTCTATTTTGAGACAAACTTGGGAAAGTTTTTCATCAGCATCTAAGTATTTTTGAAGAGTTTCTTTATCACGAATTTTCTTTGGGAAAGGATCTTCCACGTAAACATCAGGATCGGCTTTTCCCGTATAATATTCATAACGTTCGTGTCTTATATTTCTTTTTTGCTGCTCTGCCTTCTTCTTTAAAAGAACAATATTATTGTACATTTCAAAATATTTTGCATGTAAAGATGGTATGTTTAAAGATTCTATATGCAAATTATCAGGATCAATTTGAGAATCTTTTTCCCACATTGATTGAATCATATCCAAGTCAAACGTCATATTTTATTCCCAGCTAAATCAGTAATAGTGTAAATAGTATAC